GGGCGCTGTGAAGTTCCGCCTGTTCTTCGAACCCCGCGACGTGTGGGTGGGCGTCTTCTGGCGCCGCACCCCCGAGCTGTGGCAGGTCTACGTGTGCCTGCTGCCCTGCCTTCCCCTGCTGATCGAGGGCCGGCGCGAACGCCGCAAGGGCCCCGAGTGCCGGCGCAACCCCCGGCGTGGAACGCGCTCGTACGCTGCTTGCCAGCGCAAGGGCCTGGGCATCGGCCGCCGGCGCGCGGACATCACGCGAACCCTGGGGGCAATGTGACTACGCTAGCCTGGAGCCCACAACAAGACGCGGCGCTGTCCGCGGTGTCCCGCTGGCTGCGCGAGCGGTCGGCCCCGTTCTTCTACCTGGCCGGGTACGCCGGCACGGGCAAGACGACCCTGGCGAAGCACTTCGCCCAGGACGCCGGCGACGTGCTGTTCGCCAGCTTCACCGGCAAGGCGGCTGCCGTCATGCGCAACAAGGGCTGCACCGGTGCAACGACGATCCACCGGCTGATCTACACCGCGCGCACGAAGGGCAGCGCACGGCTGAAGGAGCTGCGCGAACGGCTGGAGCAGGGCGGCGACGCGATGACGCCCGCCGCGCGCAAGAAACTCCAGGCCGCGATCCGCGACGAGCTGAAGTCCCTGCGGGCGCCGGCGTTCGACATGAACCCGAGCAGCGACGTACGGCACGCGGACCTGCTGATCATCGACGAGTGCAGCATGGTGAACGAGCGAATGGGGAAGGACCTGCTGTCCTTCGGCGTGCCCGTGCTTGTGCTGGGCGACCCCGCACAGCTGCCGCCCGTGGCGTCTGGCGGGTTCTTCACGGAGCGCGAGCCGGACTTCATGCTGACCGAAGTTCACCGGCAGGCCGAGGCGTCCGGGATCCTGCGCCTGGCCACAATGGTCCGCTCGGGCCAGACGCTGGCCCACGGCGAGTACGGCGACGCGCGGGTGATCCGCCGGGCGGCCGTGGTGCCGGACGAGGTGATGGCCGCCGACCAGGTCCTGGTGGGCCGGAACGGAACGCGGCGCGCGACGAACGCCCGCATGCGCCAGCTGCTCGGGCGAGCGGGGGTGCTGCCGGAGGCTGGGGATCGGCTCGTGTGCCTCCGCAACAATCACGACCTGGGCCTGCTGAACGGGGAGATATGGGACGCGCTGGACGCGCAGCCCCTGGACACCGAGACCATCGGGCTGACGATCCAGAACGGCGACCTGGTAGAGAACGTGGTGGCCTGGACGGCGCCCTTCGAAGGCCGGGAGCTGTCCACGTGGGACCACGACAAGGAAGTGCAGGAGTTCGACTACGGCAACGCGCTGACCGTGCACAAGGCCCAGGGCTCGCAGTGGCCCAGCGTCTTCGTGTTCGACGAATCATGGGCGTTCCGCAAGGACGCTGCGAGGTGGCTCTACACCGCGGTGACCCGGGCCGCCGACAAGCTGGTGGTGGTCCGGTGATAGACCGAATCTACGAGGTGGTGCGCCAGGTGTGGGACCAGGGCGTGGGCCTGCGCCCCTGGTGGGCGCGGGGCGAGAAGGACGACGCGGTGCAGGCCGCGGTCCTGCGCTGCTGGCAGTACGCCGCGAAGCACGACCCCGCGCGCGGGCCGGCGGAAGCGTACTGGGCGTGGCTGGCGCGGTTCGAGTTCACGCAGCACGCGATGCGCAAGCGGAACCGCCGGATCGGCGGCCGGCCGCTGCGCTTCCACCACGCCATCGTCGAGGGCGAGCCCGTCGTGGCCGCCGCTGCGCTCGCGGAGGAACTGGCCGAGCTGCGCATGGCGCTGGGCACCATGCCCGGCGTCGAGGGGTGGCTGCTGCGTCTCTACCGCGGGGAGAAGCTGGACCGTGTGGGCAAGGACTTGGGCATATCGCGCCAGGCCGTCCATCAGCGGCGAGAATTTGCACTCCGCATTTTACGTGATAGGATGATCGCATGACCGAAGAAGTGAAACCGATCACCAAACTGGTGGTCAATCAGGAGCAGCAGCCTTGTGGCTGCCGCATCGTCGAGTACGCCGACAAGCGGAAGGAGATCAGCCCGTGCCAGCCCTGCGGACTGATGGACGTCGCGCGCAACCTCCAGGGCGCCGCGCAGGCGCTGGCCGCCGTCGCCACCCGCATCCGCGCGAACGCGCTGGAAGCCGGTAGGGCCATGCTCGCAGACGCTGCGAAGAAGGGCGTCTGATGTTCGAGCGCGTGAAGAAGTGGTTCGGCAAGGTCGCCGACAAGATGCGCCGCGTGGTCGGCATCGAGCCCCCGACGGAGACGTTCGACGTGGGGCCGCTCCGCGTCCGGCGCCCGCCGGTCAAGGACATGATTCCCCCGGCGTCCTTCACGAAGAAGGGCCCCGGCGTGCGCGCGAAGCTGCGCGCGGCCCTCGTCCGCATGACGCGCGGCGAGCGGCTGATCGCTCGCGCGAAGGGCTGGGACCACGGCATGGTCCGCAAAGACGGGGGCGTGCGTGGCTAGTGATCTTCGCCTGGGCGACTGCCTGGAGGTGCTGCGCAACACGGCCGACGGCGTGGCCACGGCCATCATCACCGACCCGCCGTACGCGCTGGAGTTCATGAACAAGGGGTGGGACTCCGTCCTGCCCTCCGTGGACGTGTGGCGCGAAGCACTGCGCGTGCTGAAGCCGGGCGGCGTGCTGCTATCGTTCGGCGGCACGCGAACGTACCACCGGCTGGCGTGCGCGATCGAGGACGCTGGGTTCCAGGTGCGGGACTGCCTTATGTGGGTCTACGGCCAGGGCATGCCGAAGTCCCTCGCGATCGACAAGGCCATTGACCGGATGCGGGACGACAGCGCCGAAATCTACGAGGTTACGGCCTGGGTGCGCGCGGCCCGCGACGCGGCGGGGAAGAAGAATGCGGAGATTGACGCCGTGTTCGGGTTCAACGGCATGATGGGCCACTGGACCAGCAGCACCAGTCAGCCGACGATCCCGACCATGGAGCAGGTGCCGCAGCTGCTCGCCGCGCTGGGCAACCCCGCGGTGCCCGAGCGGATCCAGCAGCTGCTCGCGGAGCTGAACGGCCGGAAGTGGACACCGGGCCCCGACTGGGCGGCCCGGCCCGTGGTCGGCGAGCGCGAGCTGAACGACACCGTGAAAAGCCGGATGGGCTTCACCAGCCCGAAGTTCAACGACGGCGCGGCGCCGGAGAAGAAGGTGGTGCCCATCACCGAGGCGGCCACGGAGCGCAGCAAGCCCTGGCAGGGCTACGGCACCGCGCTGAAGCCGGCGTGGGAGCCCATTCTGTTCGCGATGAAGCCCACCGACGGCACGTTCGCCGAGAACGCCCTGGCCCACGGCCTGGCTGGCATCAACGTGGACGCGTGCCGAATTGGGAATGAAGGTGCTACCAAGCGCAGCCATCAGGAACCATACGGCGCGGGCGGGCGTGGAGATCAGGGCGGAACACAGAATTGGCGAACAGGCCACGAAGTTGTTCCGCTGCCCATGGGTCGATGGCCGGCAAACCTGGTGCACGACGGCGAGTCGGGGATCAGCGAAGCTGTGCAGCGGTTCTTCTACTGCGCGAAGGCCGGAAAGGTGGACCGCGTCGAGGGCAACGACCACCCGACGGTCAAGCCCGTGGCCCTGATGCGCTGGCTGGTGCGCATGGTGAAGATGCCGGCGGGGACCACAATTCTGGACCCGTTCATGGGATCCGGAAGTACTGGCGTCGCGTGCGCCGCGGAAGGTGTAGACTTCGTCGGAATCGAGAGAGACCCACACTACTTCGACATAGCAAGGAACAGAATCCAACCATGCCCCACGTCATCTTCCTAAACGGTCCGCCCCGATGCGGCAAAGACACTGCCGGCGAGATCATCGAGAAAGCGGTGGCCGGCGCCCAGACTTTCAAACTGGCGCACGCGCTGAAGATCGGCACGCACGCGCTGTTCGCTGGCCTGCGCGGCACGCGGGCGCCGCAGGCCGCGATGAACCGCGGCCACAACCGGGCCGATATGTACGAGCACAGCAAGGGCCTGCCGTCGGAGTTCTTCTACGGCAAGACCCCGCGCGAGGCGTACATCGCGGTTTCCGAACTGCTGTGCAAGCCCCTCCTGGGCCAGGACTTCTTCGGGCGACTGGTCGCGTATGCGATCGGACAGGAGCCCCACTGCCCGCTGTGGGCAATCACCGACAGCGGATTCGCGCACGAGGCCGAGCCGATCATCCGCGCCGTCGGCCGCGAGAACTGCACGCTGGTGCGCGTGCACCGCGACGGCTGCACGTTCGCCGGTGACTCGCGCAGCTACATCGACCTGGACGTGCCGACGAAGCTGGACCTGAACAACAACGGCACCATCGCCGAATTCGCGTACCTGATCCGGACCGCCGTCCTGGGGAAGATACAGTGATCACCAAAAGACGCAAGCCCTTCGACGTGCTGGTGACTGCATTCGCGGCGCTACCTGCGAATGCGCGGAAGCGTCTGCGCGAGCACGTACGCCGCAGGACTAAGATTGCCTGCGGGGTCTTTGCCTGCTACTTCTACCACAAGGGCCGCTGTTGACCCGCACAACTGGCCACAACCCTTCGCGTGCCGAAGGGGACCGGAACTGCAACAGTCATCGGCCACCAGGTCGCCAGCTTTTACAAGTTGCTGGCGGATACCAGCCAGGACCTGGGCTGGCGATCTGAGTACTACCAGGCGCTGAGTGAAGCAACGCCCGCGATGGTTCGCCGTGCTATCCTGAAGGCATGCTGACGCACCTGGGAGAGCTGCCCCGATGGAAGGGCGCCGCGCGCGTGTCGGTGGACATCGAGACGCGCGACGACCAGCTGAAGACGCTGGGGCCCGGCGTGCGACGCGGTGGCTACATCACCGGCGTGGCGTTCGCGATCGACCATTACGGCAACGGCTCCCCCGCCTGCCCCGCGTGGTACCTGCCGGTGCGCCACCAGGGCGGCGGCAACTACGCCGACCCGCGCCAGGTGTTTGCCTACCTGCGCGACCAGGGCCGCGAGTTCCGCGGCGACGTGGTCGGAGCGAATCTCCAGTACGACCTGGACTACCTGGCCGAAGAAGGCGTGGACTTCCGGCCCACCTTCTTCCGCGACGTGCAAGTGTCGGGCGCCCTGCTGCTGCAACCAGAACTGCACTGGGCCGTGGACGAAGACGACGGCAGCAAGTACCTGGAAGAAACCATCATTAGTATGTCCCTGCAATCGCTCGCGGAGCGCGCGGGCCTGGCGGGCAAGGACGAGACGGGCCTGCTGGCCTGGGCGAAGGAGAAGGGGCTGGACCCGAAGGCCGATATGTGGCGGGCCCACAGCAGCATCATTACGCCGTACGCCCACCAGGACGTGCGCCTGCCGCTCCAGGTCCTGCAAAAGCACCTATACGCAATCAGCGAGCAGGACCTGGGCCGGGTGTGGGACCTGGAGTCCCGGCTGCTCCCCGTGCTGCTGCGCATGCGCCGGCGCGGCGTGCGCGTGAACCTGGACCGCGTGGACCAGGTGGAGCGCATGGCGCTGGAGCGCGAGCGCGCGGCGGCCGCTGCGGTGCAGGGCCGAAGCGGGATCCCCTTCGACGCCGAGGACATCAACAAAGCGCAGGTGCTGGAGCAGCACCTGGCCGCCGACGGCGTGAAGTGCCCCCGCACCCCCACGGGCCTGCCGTCCGTCAAGGCGGGATGGCTCGCGCAACTGGCGACGCCCGTCGCGCAGGCCATCCGGGAGTGCCGGAAGTGGAACAAGATCCGGACGACGTTCTGCGCCAGCGTGCGCGAGCACCAGGTCCGCGGCCGGCTGCATTGCACCTTCAACCAGCTGCGGCAGGAGCGCGAAGACGGCTCGACGAAGGGCGTGGGCTTCGGGCGCCTGTCCAGCAACGGCCCGAACCTGCAACAGCAGCCCGCTCGCGACCCCGAGGTGGGCCCGCTGTGGCGGAGCATCTACGAGCCGGACGACGGCGGGAAGTGGGCGTGCCTGGACTTCTCCAGCCAGGAACCGCGCTGGATCACTCACTACGCCGAGCTGCTGGCCGAGGACCCCGCGATCCGCTGGACGCCCGAGATGCGCGACGCGGCGCGCGCGGCCGCGCACGATTGCCGCACGAACCCCGCGTGGGACAATCACTCCATGATGGCGCGGTTCATCTACCACGACCGCTTCAGCCAGGCGCTGCTGGAGGAGAAGGACGCCAACGGCAAGGCTACCCCCGCGGCGAAGGCGAACAAGATCCTGCGCGGAAATGCGAAGATCATCTTCCTGGGCAAGTGCTACGGCATGGGCGGCGGCAAGCTGTGCCGGTCCCTGGGCCTGCCCACGGTGTGGCAGGTGCCGGACACAACGACCGGGGGCCCGTGGGTGTGGTGGCCGCGCGACAGCGCCGAGGGCCAGGCCCTGATTGCGCTGGGCCGGCGCGCGCTGGAGCGGGCGGGACCCGAGGGGCAGCAGATCCTGGACGACTTCGACCGCGGCGTGCCCTACGTCAAGGGCCTGATGCGAGCGACACAGCACGCGGCCGAAGCCCGCGGCTACATCCGCACGGCGCTGGGCCGGCGCTGCCGGTTCCCGGTGAACCCGGCCCGCACCTACCTGGACCGCCATCAGCCCATGTATGCGTGGGGGCACAAGGCCCTGAACCGGCTGATCCAGGGCACGAGCGCGGACCAGACGAAGCTGGCTATGGTGCTCGCGGACGCCGAGGGCATCCCGCTGCAACTACAGGTGCACGACGAGCTGGACCTGACGGTACACAGCCGGGCGGAAGCGGAACGCCTCGTAACTATCATGGTCGAGGCCCTGCCGTGCCGTGTGCCAACGCGCGTGGATATCGAGATTGGCCCGAGCTGGGGGGAACTGAAATGAGTAGTGATCGGTGTTCGGAATGTGGCGCCGAGCTGCTGTTCGGGGATCTATGCCCCGACTGCGGCGCGGGCTCGTGCGCGTGTTGGAAATGCAACGGCGACAACGTTTATTGCCACACGTGCGGCGAGCGTGAGGTATCCTGCGAATGCGAGCCCGAAGAGAAGAACCTGGGAGACTGCGACGAATGCGACGCCGGCTAAAGTGCCCCCGCTGGTTGTACCGGTGGATCGACCGCGAGGGCTATATCCCCAAGTGGGTCCGCTGGCTGTGGCCATGCTCCCACTGGTGCGACAGCATGGACGGCCTGCTGATCATCGACAACGTGATGGACTGCTACTGTGGAAACTGCGAAGATGAGCAGCGCGAGTACCGCGCCAAGTTCTTCGCGGCCGTGAAGAAGCAGCAGGACAAGTTCGACCGCGACAACGACTTCATGCTGTTCTGATGAAAGACCTGGAAGAATACCTGCGCCGGAACCTGCTGCACGCGAAGGCCGTGGGCGTCGCCGCGACAATCGGCTACATCCTGAAGCGGCTGCGCGGCACGCGGAACCCGCCGAAGTGGCTGCTGCGCCGTCTGGTGCAAATCGAGCTGAAGGCCCAGGCGATCCACGCGGAGATGGCGAAGCACCGCAACGAGGTGGAATAGTGCTGGAGAAGACGATGCGCAAGACGCTGGTGCAGCTGCTGAAGCGGCACCACGCGATCAGCGTCGAGAACGGCATGACGCACCCCGGCACGCCCGACCTGAATTGCACCCTGGGCTGGGCCGAGCTGAAGGCAACCGAGTACTGGCCGGTGCGGCCGGACACCGTGGTTCGGATGGACCACGAGCTGACGCCACAACAAAGGATATGGCACACACTCCGCCGGAAGGCGGGGGGCGTGTCGCTTGTGATCATCACCGTGGCCGGTGAATGGCTGGTGTTCGACGGCGCGGTGGCCGCCGAGCACCTGGAGAAAGTAACCCGAGCGAAACTGTACGAGCTGGCCATCGCCGCGTGGACCCGCACCCCAACGACTGAGGAACTAGAAAGATGCTTCCGACAACTACCGACCTGACAACCGGCGAACGGCTATGCGTGGCCCGACGGCGCAAGAACCGCACGCAGGCGCGATTCGCGAAACGGCTCCGCGTGTCGCTGACGACGTACCGGCAGATCGAGGCTGGCAAGATCCCCGCGCGCGTACGTGCGCCCGCAATCTACCGTCTGCAACCGCACGAAGCCTGCCGCATCGCGCGCAAGCGGGCGGGCTTGACTTTGGACAAGCTGAGTCGTAGGCTGAAGCTGTCCAAGTGGTGGCTTTGCCTGATCGAGCAGGGCAAGGCCCCGACCCGCACGCTGCTGGAGTTCTGGTCCAAGTAGAGCCATGCACGACTTTCCCGCGTCCGTTGCGTTCCTGTCCTGGTGGCGCCCTGCTGGCCCGTTCGTGCTGACTGCGATCAGCAACGACAAGCTGGCCGTGGTCACCGAGACGTTTCGCGCGGACGAGGAAAGCCGGCTGCTCGCATGGCTGAAGGCGCAGAACGTCGACAGCAAGCGGAACGTCTACTTCCACGTGAACAGCACGCTGCGGTCGCTGACGAAGAAGGCCGAGAAGACGGACATGGCGACGCTGGATTGGATCCACGTTGACGTAGACCCGATGGCCGGGAAGAACATCGACGACGAGCGCGCGCGGATCCTGGCGATGCTCGCCGCGCACGAGGGCCTGCCGCCACCGTCGTGCACCGTGTTCTCGGGCGGGGGCTATCAAAGTTTCTGGAGACTGAAGGAGCCGGCCCGGATCGACGGCGACCTGGCGAAGGCCGAGGACCTGGAGCGGTACAACCTCCAGGCCGAGCTGCTGCTGGGCGCGGACCGTTGCCACAACGTGGACCGCATCATGCGCCTGCCCGGCACGATCAACTGGCCCAACGACAAGAAACGGGCGAAGGGCCAGGTGCCGGTGTTGTCGTACGTGCTGGAGCAGCACGACGACCGCGTGTATCCGCTGTCCGCGTTCACGAAGGCGCCCCGGCGACAGGACAACATAGCCGAGGCCGGCGGCGGCACGCAGGCTACCGCGGTGAAGGTCTCGGGCAACGTCCGGCGCAACATCAACCTGGACGAGCTGCCGAAGGAGCTGAACCCGCGCATCAAGGTGATCATCGCCCACGGGCGCGACGAGGAGCAGCCCCTGGCCGGGCAGGACCAGTCCCGCAGCGCGTGGCTACTGCACGCCGTCGGGGCCATGGTCCGCGCGAAGGTCGACGACGAAACCATCTACAGCATCATTACCGACCCCGACTACCAGGTGAGTGCAAGCGTGCTCGACAAGGGCAATAGCGCGCAGGTGCACCGGTACGCGTGCCGGCAAATCAAACGGGCGAAGGAAGAAGCGATCGCGCCCGAGCTGGCGGAGTTCAACGGCCAGTACGCCGTGGTGGAATCCGTCGGCGGCCGGTGTCGCATCGCAAAAGAAGGCTACGACGAGGGCCTGGGCCGGCGCATGGTGGAGTTCCTGCTGGTCGACGGGTTCAAACTGACGTGGTGCAACCGCTTCGTGATGGTCGACGCGGGCAAGGACGCGAACGGCAACGTGAAGCAGAAGCCGGTGCCCCTCGGCGAGTGGTGGCTACACCATCCGGAACGGCGCACGTACCGCAGCGTCGCGTTCTACCCGAACAAGGACACGCCCGGGACGATGAATCTGTGGCGCGGGTTCGCGTACGACGCGATCCCCGGCGACTGCTCCCTCTACCTGGAGCACCTTCGGCGCGTGCTGTGCCGCGGCAACGAGGCGAACTATCGGTACCTACTCGGATGGATAGCCTACCGCGTGCAGAACCCGCACCTGGCCGGGCAGGTGGCCGTGGTGCTGCGCGGAAAGCAGGGCACGGGCAAGGGCACGTTCGCGCGGCACCTGGGCAAGCTGTTCGGCACGCACTACAAACACGTGACGAACCCCGAGCACATCACCGGGCAGTTCAACACCGTGCTGCACGATGCCGTTCTGGTCTTCGCTGACGAGTGCTTCCGACACGACGCGAAGCACGTCGCCGCGCTGAAGGCCCTGATCACGGAGGAGACGATGCGCGTGGAGGCGAAGGGCGTCGACAACCTGGAGTCGCGAAACTGCACGGGCTGGATCATGGCGGCGAATCAGGACTGGGTGGTGCACGCCGGCCTGGACGATCGCCGGTTCTTCGTGCTCGACGTGCCCGACGAGCGGCGAAAAGACACGGCCTACTTCTCGGCAATGGAAAAGCAAATGGAGCAGGGCGGGTACTCCGCGCTACTGCACTACCTGCTGACGTACGACCTGTCGGGCTTCGACGTGCGGGCCGTACCGCGCACCGACGAGCTGAAGCGGCAGCAGCAGCAAAGCATGGGCCCCGTAGAATCCTTCTGGTTCCAATGCCTGGAAGAAGGGCGCCTGAGCCCCGGGGACGAGGGCTGGGCCGGCGAGGTGATCACCGACGAGTTCGCCGACCGCTTCCTGGCCGGCTACGGCAAGCACATGACCCCGCACCAGGCGAAGACGAAGCTGGGCATGTTCTTGCAGGTGGTGGGCGCCGGGTTCCACCGGGCCCGGATCCGCGGCCGGATGGTGGAGTGGGTGGACAGCCGTGGGCGTACTGTCAAGCACAACAGCCCCAACGCGTGGCGGTTCGCCGAGCTGGCGAAGTGTCGCGCGGCGTGGGACAAGGAGTTCGGGGTGCACGACTGGCCCGCCGAAGAGATCCCCGCAGGCCCCGTCGACAGCCGCGGGCCGTTCTGATACGGTAGACGCCATGAAGAACCTGCTCGTGTTCATTCTGCTGGTGGTGGTCTGCACCAACGTGCGCTGCACACGCGGGGCGCCGGCGGCGGTTCTGCCCGTCGCTGCCTGCGAGACGTCGATCGAGCAGGCCCTGAAGACGTCGGAAGTGATCGACACGGACGGCGACGGCATTGGCTCGTGCTTCCCGGTCGCGGAACAGTTCGGGTGCGTGGCCATGCTCACGTGCGCGCACGTCGCCGGATGCGTGCCCCCGCCCGCTTCGGTGAAGATGCCGAACGGCGACCAGGCCCCCGTCGTTGCGGTGGTCCTGAACGAGCAGACCGACGTCGCGCTGATCTGGGTCCGCGCGAACCCGCACCTGCGCGTTTCGCTGCTGCCGCTCGCAACTGCGAACCCGCCCCGCGGCGCCGAGGCCGTGTTGGGTGGCTATCCGCTGGATTGCGGGCTGTGGCTGTCACAAGGTCTGATCGGCTCGCCGCTCCCCCCGGGCATGTGCTGGACGTCGGTTCCGATCTATTACGGCTGCTCGGGCGGCCCGATGGTGGTCAACGGACGCGTGGTCGGCATCGCGCGGGGCATCCTGGTGGACTACAACCGACAACAGCGGGTGTCGACGCTGTCGCATATCGTCCTGGTCGATTCGTTCCGGGACTGGCTGAAGGAATCTCTCTCGTTCGATCCGTCCGCGAAGTAACCTACTTCCGATGAAAAAGCCCCCCGCGCAGGTGGTCGACGAGCTGTTGTCGACCATCCCCCCGAAGCAATCCAAGTCCATGATCGCGGCCAACCCCGAGCTGGCCGAAGCCATCAACAGTTTCCTGGCCCTGAAGGCCGCAGGCGACCCGCGCGCGCACGTGAGTCTCGCCTGGTTCTACAACAACAAACTGCGCGACGTGTTCGGCGGGCCAACATTCGACAGCGTGCGGAAGTACGTGCGCGAAGTCCTGGCCCTGGACATCACAACCGGTAAGGCGATCCAGTGACGAAGAAGAAGGTCGACGAACTGCTAGCAGCCCCCGACGTCACAGCGAAGAACGAGGGCGAGCGGCTGAAGTACCGCCAGCGCAAGGCGCAGGAGGAAGCCCGCGAGGCGCGGCTGCTCGTATCGAAGGCGACCGCCCCGCCGACGATCGAGGACATGCTGGCGGACATCGTCCGCGTGGCCGACGACCCGAACACGAATCCGTTCTGGCGGTTCCGCTCAATCAGCCGGCGCCGCTACGAGCTGTACGGCCACTTCCCGGTTTCGTTCGTCGATCGCGAGTTCGGGCAGTGGGAGCACGCGAAGCAGGTGGCGGGCCTGGCGGACCAGCCCGGCACGCGGCTGTGGCGCGCGAATCGCGCGAAGGAATCCCGGCGCGCGCACGCGGCCCGCTACATCGAGCGGCACGTCGCGCCGTACGTCGCGAAGCCAGCCGACTACCGGCTCGACGACGGCTCCTACCTGCTGCTGTCGATCAGCGACACGCACAGCCAGTTCCTATGCCCGTTCGTGCACCTGGCGTTCCTGTCTGCGGTGCGCGACCTGAAGCCGGACGGCGTGCTGTACAACGGCGACATCCTGGAGGGCGCCGAAATTTCGCGCCACCCGCAGATTCCGGGGTGGACGGAGCCCCTGCAATCTGAGCTGGACTTCGCGCGCGAGATGGTGCGCCAGGTCCGCGAGGACGCGGGGCACAAGGGGGAAGTCTTCTGGACCGGTGGCAACCACGACGTGGACCGACTGGCCATGTACCTGACGCAGACCGCGCGCGGGCTGGCCAGCCTGCGCGACCTACGCATCGACAAGCTGCTGGGCCTGAGCGACTACAACGTGCGGCTGCTGAACGGTGGCACGATCGCGAGCCCGAAGGGCACCGAGGACGCGCGGCCGGGCTTCCTGCTGTTCGGCCACTACCGGATCAGCCACGGGACGCGGCTGGGCCCGAACCCCGCGGCCGACGAGCTGAAGGACGCGGGCCGCTCGGGGCAGAGTGGCCACGTGCACCGCGCCGGCCTGGCGTTCGGGACGAACGAGCGCAACGAGGCGCTGTCGCATATGTGCACCCCCGCCGGCTGCCGGCACGAGGCCGGGCGCGCGTACATGCGCGGGACGACTACGGGCTGGCAGCGTGGCTTCGGGCTGGCCCGGATCTTCGCCGACGGCACGGTGTCGCAATACCCGGTGGTCGTGCAGCGTGGCACGGACGGGGCCGAGCGCGTGACCGTCGAGGGCTACACGTACGAACGTGCCGCCGACCTGCGCGACCCACCGAGCACCGGCCAGTGGATCGCCGACCCGCAATACAGACTATGACCGTCGTTCACCCGCGCAGCGGCATCATCACCTACACCGGCCGCTGGTTCGATCCCCACGACCCGCGCATCGGGGACGTCTGCATCGAGGACATTGCGCACGCGCTGGCGTGCACGAACCGCTTCGGTGGGCACGTGCGCAAACCCTACAGCGTGGCGCAACACTGCTGCCTCGCCGCGAAGATGGCGCCGTCGGATCTGGAGCTGCAGGCCCTAATGCACGACGCGCACGAGGCGTACGTGCTCGACATGCCGGGCCCGTTCAAGGCCGGGCTGCCGGACTACCGCGCGATGGAAGACCGGGTGCAGGCCGTGGTCCGCCGCGCGTTCGGAATGCCCGAGGTGTTCGACCCGCGGGTGAAGGAAGTAGACCTGCGCCTGATGGTCACCGAGGCGAAGGCGTTCGGGCTGCCGTGGTGGGACAAGTACTCGGGCATCTCTCCGTACGCCGAGCTGGAGGGCATGGAGCCCTGGCCCTGGCACAAGGCGAAGCAGCGGTTCCTGGATCGGTTCGCGCAATTCCATGGCTAGCGTTTTTTCGTGGATCCCGCAGCTGCTAGAGTGGCTGCTGGGGTGGGTCCCGCATATGGGACGGATCCAGACGTACGAGGCCGGCGTGAAAATGAGCGGGCCCCGCGTGCGCGAGCTGCGGAACACCGACCGGCTGCTGGGCATCGGACCGCGCGGCGTGTTCTTGTGGGTGCCCCACTTCTCCGAGCTGTTCCGCGACAACGTCGTCCGGAAGGTGGTGGAGCTGCCCGAGCAGCTGCTGACGACCGCGGACGGCGAACGCGTGCGGGCCGGCGGCGTGCTGGTCTACCACATCACGAACGTGGTTACGTGGCTGGCCGAGAACGAGGACCCCGAGCACGGGCTGCTGGTCGACGCGTCACGCGTCATGCGCGAGTGGGTGCGGAGTATGACGTTCGCCCAGGTGCAGGCGTTCCGGCCGGCGAAGCGCGGCGAGGACGACCTGACGAAGCTGGCGCAGGCCGAAATGGGCGCCGACTTCGGCGTGCGGATCCGGCTCCTGGCGCTGGCCAGCTTCGCGCGCACCGACGCGCGGGACCTGCACCACAGCGGGGCGCTAGTCTCGCATGGGGACACCGCTTCGTCGATCGTGCGCATGGACTAAAGTTGCGGGGTATCCTGTCGATAATCGTTACAGGAGAACCAACAACATGGCGCACGGAATCACGGAAACGGACAGCGTAGGCATCGTCGGATCGAAGGGCTGGCACGGGCTCGGCAAGCCCATCCCGGCAGGCATGACGGCCCGCGAGGGCTTCACCCACCTGGGCCTGACGTGGCCCACGGAGCTGGCGCCCATCTACGCCGAGGTGCAACGCGGGGTGGACGCGGAGGGCAACCCGATCCTGCGCCGGATCTTCCTGGGCGAGCACCGCGCGCACATCCGCGGCGACAACGACTTCCCGCTCGGCGTGGTGTCCAGCGGCTACCAGCAGGTGACCCTGGCGGACCAGGCCGACCTGGCCGACAACCTGGCCGGGCAAGACGCGGCCAGCGTCATGGAGTCGGCGGCCAGCCTGTTCGGCGGGCGCCGCGTGTTCGTCTGCATCAAGCTGCCGCAGGTGATCCGCGCGGCCTCGGACATCGTCGAGACCTACATCGTGGTTTCGAACGGCAACGGCGGGTTCGCGGGGCTGAATATCTACCCCACCAGCATCCGGCCCGAATGCGCGAACATGCTGCGCTGGTCCGAGCGCGACCTGGGGAAGGGGATCACCTTCCGCCACAGCGGGGACATCGAGGCCAAGCTGAAGCAGGCCCGGGTGGCGATGGGCCTGGCCACGAAGGAAGTGGCGGAGTTCGAAAAGCAGGTCCAGGCCCTGGCCGGTTGCCAGCTGTCCGCGGACCAGACGCGGCACTTCATGTTCACGGCCTACGACGCCACGTTCGGCGAACTGCCGGACCCGAACAGCCAGCCCGAGGCGTTCGAGAAGCTGTTGGCCCGCCGTACCGAGACGGTAGAGCGGTGGCTGGCGAACATCGAAGACCGGCGCCAGCAGGTGGCCGGGATCCAGGGCACGGCCTGGCAGGCCCTGAACGCAGTCACGCAGTGGCACGATCACGAGCGCGGCCGGATGAAGGCCGGCACCGACCAGCGGCTGCACTCCAACCTGTTCGGCCAGTCGAACCGCGACAAGCAAACGGCCCTGAAGGTGGCCCTGTCCCTGGTATGAGACTCCGGGCCCTACTTCTGTCCGAGGCCGCCGATATCCTGGCGGCCATCGGATGCGGCGACGACCCGTTCGAACAGAACGGGAACGACACGACGGTGCACGATATCTACATGCGCCGGCCGAATGACGTTCCGGCGCGACAAGTCCGGGGCTACTACTACCACGGCCGCAAAGGCCGCACGCGCGGAACCGTCCAGGCCATGGTGGCCGACCGCCTGTCCGCGGGAAGGTGGAACCAATGAAACCACGCGAGGAACCGCCCCCGGGCGCGTACCTGCGTTCGAAGAACGGAGTCCCGGCGCGACTGCGGAAGACGTCGCGCACGGACCCCACGGGCCGGCTGTGGCTCTACCGGCTCGACTACGGCAACGTAGTGGGCACGCAGGAGTGGACCATGCCCCAGCTGCTGAAACTGGACGGCGTGCGCTGGCTGCACCGCTGCCCGTCCGACCTGCGCGAGATGGAGCGCGAAGACGAATGAAGAACCTAGCACATATTGCAATGCTGATCGGGCTGGGCGCCAGGGCGCACAAGCTGACCCCCGCGGAACAGGAGGCGCTGCGGGCGCGGTGCTGCAAGGCGGAACCGCTGGAGCTGGGCCAGCTGCTGTTCGAAGCACGAACGGACGACGAGGCCCGCATCATCACGGACGAGATCACGCGGAGGGGCCTATGATCATCGTCAAGGTCGAACTGCACAGCGCGGTTACCGGCAAGGTGACGGAGCTGGGCCGACTGCACATCACGAACGACGGCACGGGCACAGAGACCCGGGGCAACTACGACGTGGAGCGCATGGCTCGAATAACGGCGAAGCGTCAGGTGCTCGCGCACGGCCGCGTCACAAACTGGCCACGGAAGTCCGCGAGCATTTGGCGCCTGCTGCGCCGGGCCCTGGACGCGGTTCTGCCACCGAGAAACGGGTACGGCTAAAGTCCGGCCGGCGGGGCGCCGATAGGTGGCGCCATGTACACACAAGAGCTACTTTCGTTCGACGCTACCCTCCCGATGGACCAGGCCCAGACTGTGAGCCTGGGCACGACGGAGGGCGGCCGCAAGTTCTACCCGCTGTCCCTGGTGGTGATCTGCACCGAGGCCCCGGCGTCCATCGGGTTCTGCTCCCTGTCCGTCGGGACGAATTCGAGCAGCTACAACAACATTGTGCCCGTCACGCTGTTGACGACCCTTACCGACCTGCGGTCCATCAAGGCCGACGTCGGAACGTCGATCGCGGCCGTGGAGGGCAACACCGAGCTGAAGGTGAAGGT